CCGTGGTGCATCGGCATATAGAACTGATCAGTGGGATGGTGCAGTGTCTATTGATACCAATGGAGCACTGCCAACATCAGATGGATATGTAGAAATTGAATATAGTATTACAGAATTAAATTATGAAGCTACTGGTGGAGGTGGTGGAATGGGTTCTAAACTCATTATTACTATTAGTGATCTTGTCGTTCCTGTTTCTGTAACACTACAATCTCCTGGTGCTGGTGGAGGAACTGGACAAGATGGTAGTAGAGGTAATATCTTTGTTAAATATGTTGGTCAAGAAGCAGGCACAACACTCCCAGGTGAAACTACAAATCCGTCTGGTAAATATTTTAATTGTACTACAAATGGTACACCTACTGGAGCTCCATTTGATGCTCCTGTTTGGCAATCCTCTACTGATCCTAATTTAAAACAAAGAGCTTTTGGATTAGGAACTGGTAGCACTGCTGGATTTGGTTCTGCCAATATTCCATTTAATGGAGGTAAAATAACACAATATATTAATTTTACTGGTGCTGCTACAGAGGCATCTGGTGATAGACAGTTAGTTGTTGGTGAGTTTGACATGACAGATGTCAACAAAATAAGATTTACAATTATTAGAGGTAGTGGACAAAATGGTGGTGAAGCACCAGACGAAGCAATAAATTTATTTTATCAGAAGTCTGGATCAACAAGCACAACACTGTTTAGTGAAATTTTACTTGCTTCAAATGTAGATACAACATGGCAATCAGTTGAAATACCAATCGCAGAAAGTGCTGCAATAAAAGACACTAATATTACACTTATCTTATCCCAAGATAGACCTAATGGAGCAAATGATAATGCTCAAGCAAACGCTGATAACTATGGTCTTGCTGCTATCACAATGTTTTATAGTCCACAAATTGTGAATAGATTTGTTTCTACTGGTGGAGCATCTCTACAAGGTAACTTAGATGATGCTGGGTTGCCAATCAACAGTGATACAGGTATCAATCAGGTTAGACGAACTGTTACCGCAAGAGATGCTGCCTTGACAGTTACGGATGGAACGTTTACAATGTCATCATCCACACCTATTGTTACTACAGCACAAGTTGTATCTGAATCAGATATTCCACTAATTACTAAGTATCATAGAGTTAAATATCTAATCAAAGCATTCTAAATTAATGGCAGATTTTATTTTTCCACCTGAGAAACTGGTGGCTGATTTTGACGATTTCATTGGTGTTTGGGATAATTTCTTTCCACCACAGATGTGTGATGATGTCATTGAAAAATGTCTACAAGCAAAAGAAAATAATGGATGGATGAATGTAGATTGTGGTATGGGACAATTTCCACATGGAAAGTTAGGTCGTAGTGATTATCAATATTTGTTCAATGAACATGAGAGTGAAATCTCTAAGCAAGTGAGAGAATATTTAAAATGTTGTGTTGCAAGTTATACCACTGAATTTGCTGCACTGAGACCAACTAAAATGATCACAAATATCATTAAGTTTCAACAAACACCTCCTGGAGGTGGTTATCATGACTGGCATTATGAAACGTCCTCATATCATGCTTCTAGTCGTGAGTTAGTGTGGACGATCTATCTTAATGATATGCCTGAAGGTGAAGCAGAGACTGAGTTCATCTATCAGAAAAGAAGAGTACAACCAAAAAAAGGTAGAGTTGTAATCTGGCCAGCAGCATTCACTCATACTCATAGGGGAAATACTGTATTTTCCCAAGATAAATACATCTTGACAGGATGGATTCATAAGACAGTATAAACATGGATATCGCATCACCATCAAAAACATCATTGTACTTGAATGCATTTGATAAGAACATTCAAGTTGACGGAGTTATCAAGACAATTGATGACGGATATTGGGCAGCAAATATTGTTCCCATCTTGTATCCTTTATGGGATTCTGATAAAGATAAACTAGAGGTCTTTGTCAAGTACAAGGATGGTACTTCAAAGATGAATAGGACTAAGTATCAACGTCAACAAAAGACTGGTGTATACAAGTGGGTCTCTTATCAGTTTGATCTATCACCATTTACTGATGAAGTAGATGATTTGTATAATCGTCTTTTAGAAAAGTATACCGAATATAGAGTAGGACAAGAGAATGATCTAGAGAGATCGTTGGCAGGAGCGTTTGCTAAAAGCTCAATTCTTAACTGGAATAAAGTTATCTTGATTAGAAACTTTCTACTCATGGATAGTGATTGGACACAAGTTGGTGACGCGCCACTTACTGATGCTCAGAAAGCAAACTGGAGAACATATCGTCAGAAGTTGAGAGATATTCCAGAAGATCAAAATGCTGTTGCTGCTAATGAAGTTAAGTTCCCAGTAACACCATCTAAGCATGAAGCAATGAATGATGGTAAGGAGTATCTATCTGATGAATATGATCATGTCTATAAAATGAATCAAATAGTATACAGTAAATTTGCAGATAGAATTACGAATTACCTTGCTGTTGCTATTTCTACTGAAGCAATTGATGAGATGCCTGTAAGTAGAGTACATAGAGTACAAACTACTGATAAATCTCTTGACGAGATCTTGTCCATTATTGAAGAAGGAGAAGTAGGATAATGCTAATCTCTTTAAATCCTAAAACAGAAGCAATGTTAGTAGCAGATTATGCTGCTCTTGCTGAAAAATATGTTCTTGTTATTGATAATAGTCAGTATCATACAGTGTCTGATACTAAGAAAGCAGAAATTTTTGCATGGTACGAGGATATTATTCCAGAAGCAGAGATTGATAGAATCTTTGAACTAAAGACAATATACTATTATTTTCCTAATGAACAGACTGCAGTGGACAATTGTTACGACTGGTTCCCACAACCACAGAACTGTCCTGATGCATTCCATCATATTCCAGCATATGTGATCAAACCCAATGGTGGCATTCCATACGTCAACGCAGATCCAACACCACCAGGCGAGGGTTGACAACCCTTTGACGCCTGTGCTATGGTAGCAGAGCACCAGTCAGGCACCTATGCTTGAATTTTGTTATGAACTCCCTTATGAGGACCTTGACTTTACAGATGAAGAAACTCGCAAACTTTATCGTATTGGAAGGGGAGAGCAAGGAGTGCTATTGGTACGCCCTTACACTAACGACATTTGCGCTCATTGGCGCTTTGTAGATGAAGCTACTGCTCGCGACTCTTCTGCTAAGATATACCAAATGTTCCTTGGATTTAAAACCAAA